ATCTCTTGGTGCAGGAGTAGGTTTTGATTGACTACTATCAGTATTTCCGTTTGTATTATCTTGGTTTGATTTACCAGCAGCTGCATTCAATCCTTGTTTATCTACAGCAGTTGTAGTAAGTTGATCTTGTACAGAACTTATTTGATTATTAGATGCTTTTTTAAATTTATTTTGATTTAATTTTATTTTTCCTGATGCATCACTATTCCAAGTTATATCACCATTAGCATTTCTATTTCCAATAGTCTTTGCACCACCACCAGAAGCATTATCATATTGCACTATCTCTGAAGTAAAACCACCATTGGTATCAGGCCCTGAAACTTTCGTAGCAATATATGTTGTGGATTTACCTCTTCCACTTCCTATTACTACAGGGGCTATTTTACTTGTGGCGGTTGCTGATGCCATTTATATTATACTTTTATCTATTTAGTATGTATTTTGCATAAGGGACTGCAAGAAGGTCATCTAGTTCATTCCATTCAACGATATAAAGTTGACCTGCAAGTTCATTCCAAGTGTAATTTCTACTAGCATTCCAATGATAGTTCATACCTTTGAATCCCCACTTCTCTAATGCAGTACAGGCAATTAGAGGGTGTTGATCGTATCGTTTTTTAGGAGTCTTGGCATTATATACAAAGGTATAAAACTTTCCTACCTCTGGAATAGGTGTCACAGTATCATTGATAGCATCCATGATTATCAACATTAGATCTTCTGGATCATTTGTTGAATTTAATTCTTCTCTTATTGGTTCTATTCGGTTTGCATATTGTGCAGGATCTCTGTCACTGAAACCAAAACTATCTGTCATTACTTGATACCTAGTTCGTCTTCTGTGATAATTTTAAATTCAATACGGTTATCTTTACAGAATTCAGATGCTGCTTTCCACTTTGCTTGATTAATAGCATAGGTTTGACACTCGTAGATATATGATTTAGTTATTCTCTTTTTTTTCTTTGGTGGAAGAGTTTGTTTCTTTGGTTTTACTTCAACTACATATGTTTTAATTTTACTACTACTTTCTTTTACTTTGATTAGAAAGTCTGGGTAGTATCTATGAACACGATTATCTTTTGGTGAAACATATGGTATATTAATTTCCTCTGATGCCCAAGAGATTACACTCTCTTTTTTATCAGCCCACTGACAGAATTTTCTTTCCCAACTACTTCTACATATAATATTGTTGGGATTGCCTTGATATTTCTTCGGATTTACTGGTTTGTACCGACTTTTAATACTTTCTGCCATTAACTTGCATACATAATATATAAGGTCAAAAAGTATTTATCAAATGGCATCCGTTGCTCCTACTATTAAAAATGTAAGTAGTATTAAATCGCTCATATTAAATCCTGCACTCACTTCACATTACCAAGTTACTATTGCACCTCCTTTTAATGACGATGGTTTCTCTAAATTTTTGGCAGATGTGGGTGGTGAATATGGTATTAATAAAGAGAAGTTAAATCTCTCTTGTTGCGAGGCATCACTTCCAGGTTCTCAATTAGCAACTACTGAAATACTGAATGATTTTCCAGGTGTTACTGAACGACATGTATATAGAAGACAGTTTGATGATCGTATTGATTTAAATTTTTACTGTGATGCAGAACAGTATCTACCTATCAGATTTTTTGAAGCATGGATGAATTATATTACAAATACAGGTGAAGATATTGAAAAAGAAAATTATTTTTATAGGATGAAGTTCCCAAGTAAGTATAAAGGCCCTTTAGAAGTTACTAAATTTGAAAAGAATATAAAATCAAAGAAGGCAGTAAAACCACTTACATATAAGTTTGTTAATGCATTTCCACTATCAATTTCCTCTATGCCAGTGACATATGATTCTTCTGATTTATTAAAATGTAATGTATCATTTGCATATAGTAGATATTATATTGACAAAAGTACTTCTTTAGCATCATTTATAAATCCAACTGCACAAGCAAATTATAATAATGTTGCTAATGGATTCTCTATAGGTGGCATACCTAAATTTCCTGCTATGAAATCTGGTAATCAACTAGGTCTGAATGATCTTGCTGGAAGTCTTTCTGGAACTGCCTAAATAAAACACACATAATATTATATTTGTTATGCCTTTACCAAAAATTGCTACGCCAACTTATGAATTGGAGTTGCCATCATCAGGAAAAACTGTTCAGTACAGACCATTCCTAGTTAAAGAAGAGAAACTTCTTGTAATCGCATTAGAAAGCGAAGATACAAAACAAATTACAACTGCTATTAAAGCGGTCATTAAAGCATGTATTAAAACAAGAGGTGTTAAAGTTGAAGCACTTCCTACATTTGATATTGAATATCTGTTCCTTAATATCAGAGGTAAATCTGTAGGAGAAGATCTTGATGTTAATATTATTTGTCCCGATGATAAGGAGACAGAAGTGAAAGTTAATATTAATTTAGATGATATCAAATGTCATAAGAATGAAGGTCATACAAATAAGATTCAACTTGATTCAAATCTTATTATGGAAATGAAGTATCCATCTTTGGATGAATTTATTAAGAGTAACTTTGATATGCAAGAGCAAAATCAGATGGAACAATCATTTGATTTGATTGCCCAGTGTATTGATAAAATTTATAATGAAGAAGAGGTTTGGGCAACAGAAGATTGTACAAAGAAAGAAATGAGTGAGTTCCTTGAGTCTATGAATTCTTCACAGTTCAAAGAGATTGAAAAGTTCTTTGAGACAATGCCAAAATTATCTCATACTATTAAGGTAACTAATCCTAATACTCAAGTTGAAAGTGAAGTAGTATTGGAGGGTTTAGCGTCTTTTTTCGCATAGGTATGATCCATATGGATCTGGAGAATTATTTTAAATTAAATTTTTCTCTCATGCAGTACCATAAATATAGCCTAACAGAGATTGAAAATCTTATTCCTTGGGAACGAGACATATATGTTGCTCTTCTTCAACAGCATCTTGAAGAGGAAAGATTAAAACAAGAACAACAATCACGTAAGCATGCCTAAACCAAATCTAAAAGAAATTAAGCAAGTGCTTATTAATGATTTTGGATATCAACCCGTTGATCTTGAATCTTACACGGGTCAACTTCGTGCGTTAAAAGAAAGTCTTAATTCACTTAAAATAAAAAACTCAAAAGATCCTAGAATACAGCAACTAACAAACGCAATAAAAGATTTAAAAGCAGATAGAGAAGTAGAGAAGAGTGGTGGTAAATTAAAACATACAAGAAAGAGAAGATCAGATTCTAAATCTTATGAACAGATAAAGGCAGAGATAGATGCAAAAGATAAAGCGATAGCAGATAGAAAAGCAGCAAAGAAAGCTGAAGCAAGACTTCTTGGTATAGAAAAACGAGTAGAGAATAATTCAACGAAGATTACACTGTTAAAAAATATATTAAAGGCACAAAAGACAAATGTAGGAGAAAAACTTAAGGGTTTAGAACCTGTTAATAGTCCATTGAATGAAAGTATACAGAGTATTACTGATTCGGTTACGTCTATTCATCAGGCATTAATAGACCAGCAGGAATTGGATAAAGGTCAACAAGATGATATTGATATAGATGCTGAACAAGATAAGAGAGATGCTAAAGAGACTAGTAGAGAGGGTGGTGGTATAGGTGAAGGTCTTAAGAAGACAGGTGAAAAAATGCTTGCACCTGTTAAAAATGCTTTTGATAGTATTAAGGAATGGTTTATTAAATTCTTTGCTGCCAAGGCAATAATGATGTTTATGAATTGGTTTAGTGATCCTGCTAATGCAAAGAAAGTTTCTAGTCTTTTTAGATTCATTAAGGATTGGTGGCCTGCATTACTAACTGGTATATTATTATTTGCGGGGTCGATGTTAGGGCCAGGGGGAATTATTATAGGAATAACTGCATTGGTGGTTGGGTTTATTCCAAAGATTGTAAATTCAATAAAGTCTTTGTTTGGATTTACGAAGGATGTTAATAAGGAAGCAGCGAAAGGTCAGAAAGAGGCTGATAAGGCTGAAAAACTTGCGAATAAGGAAGATAAGAAAGACGTAAGTGAAGACCTAACCGTAGGTGAAGGGGCTGAAATTGATACTGGTAAATTCTTGGATATGCCTACTCCACGAGAAGAGGGAGTTGAAATGAATAAGGGTGGTGAGGTTCCAGGTAAAGGAGATAAAGATACAGTTCCTGCAATGCTAACTCCTGGTGAGTTTGTTATGTCCAAGGGTGCTGTAGAAAAGTATGGTGTTCAGACATTAGAAGGTATGAATGCTGCTGCTGGTGGCACAAATAAACCAGAAGAAGGTATTGATTCTATTAAACCTATGAAGGGTGGTGGGCCTGTAATGCCTCAAACTCCTATGGTTCGTGGGTATTCTGGTGGTGGAGAAGTTAAACCTCCAGAAGAAGTTAAAGTAGAAGATAAAAAGAAACAGGCTCCTGAACTTAATAAAGAAACAGGTAAGTTAGCAAAACGTATTGAACCTTTAGTTACTGCTCAACCACCAGGAATGGGTGGAATTGGTGGTGCATTAATGTCAGTTGCAGAAAAACATCCAGCAGTAATGTTAGCAAAGGGTATAGGTAAGTTTATTGGTAAAGGTATGGGTAAAGTAGGAAATATGATGAAGAAAAAGGAACCAGATTTAGATTTGAAGGAAGCAATTGCAGATTTACAAAAGAGATTTAACTATTCAATCTATGATGGTAATTATAAACCTCAAGGTGGTGTTGTTTCTGAACCTAAAGAATCTGGTGGTGGAGGAAGTGATCCTCTTGCTGGATTTGTGTCTGCAGTCTCTACACTTCCCATTGTTGGTAAACCTTTAGCAAAAGCTACTGGAGTATTGGTAAGTGGTGTTGAGAAAATAATTGATGATAAACTTCAACTATCAGGCAATCAGAGTGGAACAGCAACCCCAGATGCTCCTACTAAACCTACAACAACAGTTGCTTATCAAGATGCTCAAGCAGCAGCACAAGGTGGTGGTGGCGGTGGTGGTTACTCTGCAGGTGCTGGTGGAAAAGTTCCTCAATTTAGTGCTTCAGCGAAGTTATCTAAACAGAAAATAAAAGTATTGGGTATCAGTAGATAATGGCAAAGATAGATACCAAAAAACTTTTACCCCGTGCTTCTAAAGCAAATACAATTTCGCAAGAATCTGTACAGAATATTAGTGTTATTGCTAGTAAATTAATTGATGTTAATACTATCTT